CGGGGAAGCGATGTACTGAATGCACTCTATTTCCGTATCCAGAAATATCTAAATGTATTAACGTTTCTGGATATATGCGCCCCATACTAGCTTCAACTCCGAACTCAACCTTAACTTCTTCTACAATTGGAACCTCGTTAAAAATTGGTCGTGCAGAAAATATTGGCGACGGCGTTTCTTGTTTTTTTCTTCTTCCTGAATATGGATATTTACAAGGTCTCATTTGCGTCCTCCAAACTCCTTATTTTCATAGATGTTGCCGATGATTTCATTTTCTTCAATTTCAGTCCATAAACATACTGCGTCACTGCCCGTATCAATTACCCAAGAACCCTCAAGCTGCTTAACAATCCCTATAAATTCCTTGTCATACTCATAGAAACCGCCAATTTCGTCAGCTCTACCCAAAAATCTAGTAGTTCGTACAATATCGCCTTCAAAGATTTCCTTGCCGTTCTTGTCTTTGAGTCCTGTTGATTGCATGAGTTCGATTTCGTCAAAATCATAACAATAGATATCTCTTTCAACTGCTAGACCACTCTCGAAATAGACTTGTTGTGTCACTATTTCTTTGTTTTCGTAGTCAATAGCAAGAATGTCATCTGAAAAAACCATACGTTTTCCTATTTTTACCCACACTCTAAATTTCGGTATCATGCCAAATCCTCCTCCTTATTTTCTAAAATGGCATCCTGTATAAAAGTATTGCCAATTTCATAGTGCTTGTATTCATTTGCTGTCACTTCAAACCTTTCTTCAACTTGCTTATTACCTGCATATCCTGAAACGACCAGAATGTATTTTCTTTTGGTTCTGGTTGGCACAAGTACCGAACTTTTACCATTTATAACAGGTATGAACGTTGTGTGAGGTTCATCAATGTACTTATCTACCACTGTCCCACTCGAAATCTGGTGACATGCTACGAGTAAGGATGCGAATAAAACAATACATAGGATTTTAAAATATCTCACTCGTTGACCTCCAAAAACTCTAGATTTTCGTAGATGTTGCCTATGATTTCCTCATCTTCCATCACTCCACCTCCCCAATAATATCCAATACTTTCAAAAGTTTATCTACTGAATTTTGAGTGATAGAAATATGGTGTTCTCCTAAATTGTAAGGTGTTCTTAAAAACAAGATATTAGGGCCTAGACAGATGCGACTAATATCATCTATGTTGATAAGCTCATCTTCAGTATTTCCTCTATAACAAGATTGTATTTTAACAAATTTTGTCATTTATTCCACCTCCTCAATCTCAGCACCTACGTTATCAGCCTTGTAGATAACCATCGGCTTCTTCTCTTCCAAATCTCGAATCCTATCCATCTGCCAGATATTCAATCCAGCAGATAGCAGAATCCAGATAGCTATGAATCGTTTCAATTTATGACCTCCTCCTTCAATTTAAGCTCAATCTCTAAGTAAAAGCTTTGATCAGGTATCTCCAGTATCGCTGTAGTGGTTTTACCATCAGAACCAACGATAATTTCTCCGATTGCCAAAACTAAGTCTCCAATTGTGCTATTTAGCGTAAGGCTCATCACTCCACCTCCTCAATCTCAATCCCTGGACAATCAAACACCCAGCCGAACTTTGCGTCTTCTAGTTCTTTACGGGTGTGGGAATATATAACATCGTCTAAACTAAATCTTTTTGTAAAGAAATACCTTTTCAAAAGTTCTCCATAAACCAACATATTTTCTTTAATATTCCCTTTAATCTTAACAAAATACCGCTTCTCTTTTTCAACCTCGTAGCCGTCAAGCCAAGCAAGACAGAATTTTTCGATGTTATTTTCGTAAAACCAATCAGGAACTTTCTTATCATAATGATCTTCAATTACTCTCATTGCACCGTAAACATGAAAATTGTTTTTCTTTTTAAATTCTATATATTCCGCCACACACTGCGGAACTATGACTTTTTCACGTTCAACCATACCCTCAATTTTACCTTGCTCGTAGCCCTCTCGCCATTTTGCACGGCTAAAATCCTGTTCAAATTCGCTCATGATAGCCTTTAACCAAACCTCTCTATCATGCAATGGCAATTCTCGCAATCGTGCTAGTATGTTCTTTACGTAGCGTGGAGCTTCATCTGCGTGACCTATTTCGGATTCGTCTAGTTGTTCAAAGATTTCTTTAACATCTTCCCACCAAACTGCATAACCTTGAAAATTGCCAATTATTGTTTTTCGTTCTTCAAATTTCTCAATCAATTCCTGCTTATTCATCTTAGTTTCCTCCATAAATCAAATAAACTGCAATAACTACCTGAGCCATGCTTGGCGAATAACCAACCCAATCATCAAACTCCTTAGATTTTGGCAACCAATCCTTAGTAGCTCCCAAATCATAGTCTGTAGGTTTTTCATCAGCGAAGATGCATTCCATCGCTCCCATAAACGTCATACCATCTTCTGCCATTTCCCAAAAATAGTCCGCCCGGTCTTTCACCGCTTGTGGTAAATCTTGCTTGGGAGGTTGCGGCTTCCCGTCTTCTACCGTCCAGTTGTATACTTCATTAACTTTTTGCTTTAACTCTTCCATCATCTTCCAACTTCTTCACTTTCCGTCTTAATTCTCATTATCTTCCTCCTCAATTTTAATAACGGCCCTACCGTTTGGGTGTCGTCTTTGGTGTGATGTGTAAGTGTAATACTTTAACATCCTTTCAGTAATTCCTGTCTCGCTACTGATCTGCGCTAATGTTCCAAGCGTAACAAACACATCACCTTGATATAATGCGTAGTCAGCCATCTGCTCCTCATTTCTTCAAATACTCAGGGATTTCATGACCTCAATCTCAACCTCTATCCGTGGATTTAGACTGTAGAACTTGCCTACATCATGTAGCGCTATCTGACCGTCGTCCTGGAAGACGATCCCTGACATGCTGTCATATAGCGCTTTTTCGTAGTTATCTATGTCAGGCTTTTTGCCTACTGGTATAATTTCATCCAGGAGGGCCTGTTGGTTCTTCTTGACTTTAGAAATGTACTGAGGAGGTTTGATATAAAATCTAAGCCGTGCCCTCAAAGCTCCCTCAAGGATAGGCTGACCCATGTACTGATTAGCAATGAGCAGCTGGCAATGATTGCGCCATGTTTTCATATCCTTGTCTTCGTAAGTTGTGGTAAAACTCCCACGTCTTGCAAACCTTGGCCGTGATTGAGGTTTAGGCTCAATGTTCAGGGTCAATTTCATTCAAGAGCCCCCTTAAATCCTGCCATCTCAAAGAGATTTTCTCTGTTTTCGTTTACGAACTCAAAGAATTTTTTAACCTCTTGTAGCGTCTTGATGTTGCTCTTGACTCGTGTTAATGAGGTGAAAAATACATCATTTTTGGGAATTGCCTTAACTTTGCACTTGTAGACCGGTTCAAAAAGGTCACCATTGTCATCTAGTGTAGGAGCCGTGTCTTTGTTATCAAAGCTAATGCTCATATCATAGTTTAGAGTCGTAACGACCTCTATTTTTTGTTTCTCAATGATGATAGCAATACGTTCTGTCACATTGATTTTACTTGCCATGTTCTTTCTCCTGTTAAAAAAGTGTCGTTTGCAAAGGGTACATATCTTCAAACGGTACTCCAAGTCTTAGACAGTCTTGTTTGATGTCCATTGTAGAAATCACATACTTGACGCCATTGTTTTTCTTGTCGTAATGTGGAAAAGTGTACCCGTCATTTTCAATTTTGGTTTTAATGTCCGTTTTGGTTTCAGGTTTCCAATCCACCCAATCCGTCCACTCCATTCTTGTCCTCCTCAAACTTTACAAACGTTAGCCAGTGTGTGGTGCCTCTTTGCTGACCAAATAAGGGCTTGAATGGTATCACCTCTAGTAATTTCTTTACATTTATCTGACGGTCAGACCATTTAAAGACTAGTGTGCCGCCAACTTTTAGAACTCTCAGACATTCTTCAAAACCCTTGGCCAAATCTTCCGACCAGGTAACTTTGTCCAGTTGTCCATACTGAGCTTTCATTATCGAATTAGGTCCAGCCCATTTTAGATGTGGTGGATCAAACACAACTAGATTAAATGTGTTGTCTTCAAAAGGCATGTCACGAAAATCACCGATAATATCAGGGTCTACATTGACCTTTTTGTCATGTATCTCAAATGTTTCTTGCCTAATGTCCATAAAAATTGTGTGACTTTCGTTTTTATCAAACCAAAACATACGACTGCCACAGCAAGCGTCAAGAATTTTAATTTTTGACATATATACCTCCTAAAACGGCAAACCGTCATTTGGGAGGTCAAAGGGGTTAGGATCGGTAAAAGGTGAGCTATTCCCATTTTGGAAACTGTTGCCTTGTCCGTGCTGACTGTTGCGACTCTCTAGCAGAGCTACACTCTCAGCGATTACTTCAGTCACATATCGACGCTGACCGTCTTTCTCGTAAGACCTAACTTGTAAGCGCCCTGTGAGGCCAATAAGTGAGCCCTTGCTGCAATACTGAGCAATGATGTCAGCTGTACCTCTCCAAGCTTGAAAATTGATAAAATCAGCCTCACGCTCTCCATTTTCGTTTTTGAAATTGCGATTGACTGCAAGCGTGCCCTGTAAACTAGATACATTATTAGGCGTTTTTCGTAGATCAGGAGGCGCTACAAGCCTCCCAACCAGTGTGACGTTATTGATCATCTGATTTGTCCCCCTCTAGTGCTACGCTCTCCCAAGAGATACCCTAAAAACATCCATAGGATAGCCATCCCAATCTCTTTGATAAAATCATTCATTATTTCTCTCCTTTGCATTCATAACATACATTTTGACCTACATCTTTTCCCTTGATTATTGATAAGCTACCACATTTCTCACAGCTGATTATAAAACCTAAACCATTTGAATTAATACTGCTTATATTGTTCTCTGAGGGAACTTTGTAAATAATCAATGCGGATGTATGCCAATATTCAGCACTGACTCCACTGTCAGCGACAGCAGACACATTTGATTGAAATTTGATGTCAATCAACTTAATGCCTGGATTTTCGGCAAGCCAGCTATTTATTTGGTCGTCAATCACCTCATGATGTGGATAATCACATGAAAAAAATACGGTTTTAATCATATTCCCCTCCTGGATTGTGCCACCAGATCATCAGGTCTTCCTGATTATCTCTGATGTACTGCTCAAATTTTTCAAAGTGGACGATAGCATGTTTTAAGCGTTGCATACCCTCTCCAGATTTTGAGCAAAAGCTGAAAACTTTAAAGACAGGCTCAATCATGTCAATAATTTCTACGACTTGGCCATTGAGGTTCCAGACGCTATCCTCTCCCACATTGAAATCAAGGATAAACTCATCCCCTAGGTTGTGGATAACCTGCAATTTCTTGCCGTCCGAGTAGATGGCTACGCTGTCAGATATTTTTCTGATGTCCATGGTTACCCTCCCCATTGACTCTGGAGAAATATCCCAAGATTTTTCTATCTCCAATTTCCTTTTTTCGCCATACAGAGTCGCTAATAGGTCCTCTATTTTTCCTATTAACTCATCAGGCACCCCATATTCAGCCAATTCTTCTGAAATTTTTTCAATTTCTGTCATACTTACCACCCACATTGTTCATTTAGCTCAGCCTGAGTTAATGGATCGATACGTTGATAACCGCTGACTTGATAGTTCTTTTTAAAATCAAATCCGAGTTTACTTAGACCAGCCTTGAAACAGTCTTTTTCGGCTGTGTCTACAAAATACACCTCTAAAGTCATTTTTTGGGCATATCGTTTTAGGTCATTTTCAGCCCCTCTAAGAGCGTTAGGCTCATTTTGGAGGATTTGTCCACCGTCCAAGATTTTGCCCGTTTCTGGGTCAAAATTTGGGGTTTCCGTTGATTTTGGAGCCTGTTCTTGCTGTTTGGTTTGTTGGGCTGCTAAAAGTTCCTGACTTTCTCGCTCTGCTCGTTCTTGAGCCTGTCTGATTTCTTCCTTTTGCTTTTCAAACTCATAATCAGCTTTGATTTGTCCAAAGACTTCAGCAAGAGTCAAGTCTTTCAGCTGTCTAATGTAAGGTGAGTCAGTCATGCCATACTCAGCACATAACCCTGAAATAGCTGACTTGGCTTTTTCAAATTCTTGTTGTTTCTGAAATTCAAATGTGACCATGTCATCAAGTGACTTCATAGTGGCTTTTTTAAGCGTCACGCCATCTGCCATAAAATCACTAGCTTTGACATGCTCAAGGGCCTTTTCATCAAAGAGACGAGGATCCAGCATGTACTCAGCCGATTTGTTGGCTAGGTAACTCTTAACCGTATCTATTTTTAGTTGTCTTTGATGTTCTTCGATTTCCTTGATACCTTTGTCAAATTCACTAACTACGGTTGCAAATGGGTCAATAATTGACTTAGCATAACTATCCCATGTGTTAGCTGTCTCTGATAGTAAGTTTTTAGTGTCAATACGGATACGATTTTTAGACTCAATTAACTTGTTAAATTCAGCCCGCTTTGCCTTGTCGTCTTTGAGAGTTCCAGCTGTAGGAATATAGTCCTTGTACTTCTCAGTAGCCTCTATGAGGTCTTTTTCAAAAGACTCTCTAGTAAGTTCATCCGTTGTGATCATCTCATAGATTTTATTGATTTTCTTATCATCAATAACCTGTAATTCTTGCATGTTGTCCTCCTAATATTCAAGTTCACCGTCTAGCAATTCGCCCTGGATTGTTTCCTCAGTTTGAGCAGGTTCGGGATCTGCATGATTTGCCTCTTGCTCTTTGTTGAATTGCTCAATTTCAGCCATCTTGCGTGCTACGACATCCTCACGGCTCTCTTGAGGTGTGACGTCTTTGATACGGTCAAATGTCTCTCCACCGTCGTCCTCTGTGTACATGTTCCCCAAGTCCTCAGGGAAAGCCTCTCTAAGAGCATTTACTAGAGCCACTTTCCTGATCATGGTAGCTGGCATGGTGTTCCATGTACTTTGTTTCTTGTCATATTCCTCACGACTGACAACAATTTCCACAGGTACCTTGAAATTTTTGCGGTGCACTCTAGCCCATCCGCCTATCAGTGTATCTTCTGGGAGCATGATTGCCCCTTTGCGTTCGTGCATAACACCCTCACTGTCTACTACCACTACTCCAGCCTCAAAGCCTTCATAGTCTTTACATTGGGCGGCACGTTTCAAGAAAGCCTCTTTAGAGACAATCAAGCTAAACTCTTTACCCCCATTACGGTTTGTGTAAGCTACAATGTAGACCTCGTTAGCAAATGGGTTAAGATTGCGACCTTTACACAAGGCTAGCGCCTGACCTACTTGTTTTTCAGTCAGTAGGTTTTGTGGGTCAAAATACTTTTTGATGTCTGCCCCGGTCAATAAACTTGGGTCAGTAGTGATGTTACGTTTTGTCTGTGTTGCTAATTGATTATTAGTCATTTTCTCTCCTTTTTCTTTTAGTAATTAAACATTGTCCCACAGTATCCAGCTTCTTCTAATGCTAATTGGTTCAAATAGTGTGACATATCGCTAATACTCATTTTTCTAACCATTTTCTCGGTTAGATAATCGCCATCAATTTCTTCTCTCATTGCCTCTCTAAGTTCTTGTTTCCATTTTTTGTAATATAATCGTTTTTTCATTTCTTTCTACCTTTCGTCTTCTTCAAATTCCAATTTTCACGCTCTAAATGCTCTCTATTCATAGGCTAACAATCTCCTACATAGATCCATTGACCAGCGCTGAAAATCCAATCAGCTGGGTCACGTTCTTCTCGTTCTTCAGGCGGTTGCATTATGTCTCTGTCGTAATCAAACATGAGCATACACCTTTCCTAGTTACAGAACTCGCTTCACATATCTAGCCTTGGATGTTAGCCCAAGATCCAGCAATTCGTTTTTTTCTTCATGATTAGCCAAAAGCCATACACGGTTTTCAAGTTCAATTCTAGTCATCTTCCTGCTCCACATCTTCAATTTTCACTTCGCTATTTAGACGTTTCATGGCTTCATCTACCGACTTGCCGCCCAGGACGTCCTTGAGCATGTGGCTTACATCATAAAACGATTTAGCTATGGTTCTTCCTTTTTCGCTATCAGGAACCAAACCGAGGTCTTGCATAAGTAGGAATGCTACGCTTGCGTCGTGCATTTCTTTCTGAAGCTGTTTGATTTTTTTGATTGTTTTTAGTGCTTTAAACATATTGTTCTCCTTGTTCTTTTTCTTTGTAGATTGCCAATTGTTGCTTCAAGTCATAGTTTTCTTGCTCGAAAGCAAAGCGACGCTTGCGCTCCTCAAATAGGTCGTTCATAAGTTCGACTGCTACCTCTCTCCAGTCAAGGTTGACTGATTTAAGAACTCCTTCGAGTCTGAGTTTTAATTTAGTAAGTAGTTTCATTAAGCTACATCCTCCTCGTTGTCGAGCATTTCATTTACAATTCCGTTCCAAATGTCATAAAAACGATGATTTTCTGGGATGATAATTGGTTCATCTGGTTCTAATTTTCGGCCGTAAACATATACTGTGACTTTCATTTTATCTTCCTACTTTTTTAATTATCTTCATCTTGTTTAGGCAAACTAGGAATTGTTAACGACCCTTTTCTGTTGATAAAGTATTGAATTAAAGAAGGATGATCGTCACTCCATCTTCCGTTGTATAGCTCTAAAAAAGTTAATAGCAATTTTTTCTTTGCAAATCCTTCGATATCTTCTGATGTCAAATCTGATTTCTTCAATTGTGTCAACATTCTGTTTTCATCAAAAACTGATGTTGTATACAAAGTCCATAAAACAGATTGTAAAAATGGTTTGTTAGGCAGTTTTGTTTCGTTTAAAACGCGTTCGTAGAACTTACAAAATTCTCTTAACTGTTTTTCGTTTGAAAATACATAATCGCCTTTTTTTAATTTTTTGACTACGTGTGCTGCCGTACCATCACGTCTTCCTGAACCAGCTACGATTACCATCTTGTCACTAAGCAATTCGTTCTCGTCTAAAAATTTAGCTAATTTAACAAATTCAGGATCTCCCTCTAAAGCGAACGAATACACATAATCTTGTAATGCCCAGTTGACAGCTGATGTATTCATCGAAATTACTGTCTTGAAATTAGCGGTCGGATCAATTATGTAGCGCACTGGTTTTCTATGTTTTCTCAAGTAATAAAGACGATGTTGCCCGTCGATAACTTCCATTTTTTCATTTACCAAAATCGGCTGACGTTGTCCCTCAGAAAGTAGCTCCTCTTCCAATTTAGGATTTTCAGTTATTTTTCTATTACTAATTTTGCGAAACATATCATATTCAGTAGTTGTTAAAATTTCATTTGTATTTAAGTTCATATTCATGTTATAATCCTCTTGTAAAGTTTTTTAGTATGCGCCTGATTGCCGTCAGGTGCTTTTTGTTGTCTTCTAGACTGTCCTACTTTCCATCGCCCTGAGTTCTATCTCATGACTGACTTGAAGAAATAGCTTCTCACACGCTATTTTAGCTTCTCTGTACGTTGTAGATTCGC